CAATTAGCATTTGATAGATCACCATCAACATGATATACATCTAATTGAGCAGGATGTTTAGCTTTGAATCCGCATTTTTCACAAATAGCTTTTTTACGATAACCTGCTTTTTGCCAACTATGCATAATTGAAGTTATCTTGCCAGAACTTCTTCGTATACACTGATCGCATTTTTTACGATAGTGTATCTTATTCTTTCTTGTGTAATTGTATGCCGCTGGCCTTGTTTTACACTCTATACACAGCGGTCTTATGTGTGTTGTATTCATATCAATATTTATTGGTTTTGCCGGTTGTCATTACCTTTAAAGGGCAAATATAATCGGTGCCTTTTGCTATAATATAATAAATATAACATATAAGAGTATTACAGATAATACTCAAAGACTTATTAATAAGAGTAGGGAGATTTCACTATGCCAGAACTAGTTTCACCAGGTGTTTCAGTTTCAGTCGTTGATGAATCTATGTATGCTCCTTCCGGTCAAGGTACTGTACCTTTAGTGTTTATTGCTACAGGTCAAGATAAACCAGACTCAGCCGGTTCAGGAATTGCATCAGGTACAACAGCAACTAACGTTGAAAAACCTTTTTTAATTACAAGCCAAAGAGAGTTGGTGAATACGTTTGGTACACCGTCATTTCAATCAGTAGCAGGTACACCGTTACACGCAGATGAAAGAAATGAATATGGTTTACTAGCCGCTTATCAATTCTTGGGAATAGCCAATAGAGCATACGTGGTTCGAGCTAATGTTAATCTTGATGAACTAGAAGGTTCAGCAACTGCACCTTCTATAGCACCAGCAGATGGTACGTATTGGTTAGATACGTCAAATTCAAAATTTGGTATTCACTCTTGGAACACAACAACATCTTCATGGGATGTAGTAGAGCCAACAGTACTATCAGATAAACCAGGAGTAACTGGTTCAAGAGTTATTGACTCAGCTGACAACTTTAGACCTATTGCGTCTTTTGGACAAGCAGACGATTATGCTTTAGTGGCTTTAACAGGTAACGTTCCTGTTAAGTTATACCAAAAGTTAAATGGTTCTTGGGAAGTAGTTGGTTCAAGTTCTTGGGTCACAGCTACAAATTCAATCAGTGGTTCAAATGGTACAGTTCAAATCAAGACAGGTTTAGGAGCAAACAAACCAACTAACGGCTCAACCAAATATGACGTTTCTCCGTATCTAACGGTATGGACATTAAAGCATATCTATACAATGCCTCAACAGCAACGTGGCAACTACAACAAGTACCTGTATTTTCAAATGACGACAGTTACGCAGTAGCAAATGATATGATCGTAGGCAATCTCTACGCACAATTTGATGACGTAGATGATGCCGACTGGATTGCAACAGCATTACCAGTTCAAATTACAGCACCAACAGATGATTCACAATCAAAGGGTGCTATCTCAGGTTCACCTGAAGTTATATTCAACATCAAAAGAGCGGCAATGCAATCAGCACACGTAGAAGGCTGGGGTTCATTACACGCAGGTGTAAATTTAACAGGTGCCAATACATCAATAATCTTTTCAGTATGTGGTCAGGATGTCACAGTAACAGCGGCAGGCGGTGCTGGTTCATCAGTAACACTAGATGAAATTGTTGCAGGTATTAACAACAATGCAACTTTACAAGGTTATGGTATTGTTGCTGAGAAAACTGAATTATCAGCTTCTAGAAAATACTTAAAACTTTCTAGAACGTTAGGTAAAGCAATTTGGATTGAAGATGGTGCAAGTTCAGGTACTACACAAGGTGCAACTGTACAAAACTTAGGTTTTGATGATACAGTAGCAGGTAAGGCCAACGATCAAGACAGTTTTGCGGACTTCTTTATTTCAAGTGGTGCGTCATTAACTGTATATGCTTCACCGTTTAGATACTTGCAGTTTGAAGCTTCGACTTCAGCTCCAAAAAGAAATCCAGTAAATGGTACAATGTGGTATGACACAAACATTTCAGCTGATATCTACATTAACGAAAACAGCGGCGGTACAATGAAATGGTTAGCATACGCAAACTCAAAAGATCAATTTGACAACACATCAGTAGCATCAGGCGGTTTAAGAGACCTTCAGATGGTAACTTCTGCACCAACTACAAAATCAGATGGTGTAACAGGTTTAGGTGATGGCGATATTTGGATTGATACAGATGAGTTAGATGTATATCCAAAAATTTACAAATATAACGGTACAACAAACAAATGGGTACTATTAGACAACAGCGATCAATCATCTGACATGGGTGTTGTATTTGCAGATGCTGGCGGCGATCCGTCAGGTGCAGATTTAGACGAACAAGGTTGGGGAATGAAATTTGCTGATATGGATTCTGATTCACCAGATCCGTCAACGTTCCCAGATGGTATCTTACTTTTCAATATGAGATTATCAGGTAACTCAGTTAAGAAGTACACAACAAATTATGAATTTGATGGTACAGATAACGGTAATACTTGGGTTTCAGCATCAGGTGTTGATACAGCTGGTGTACCTTACATGGGTAGAAAATCTCAAAGAAAAGTTATTGTAAAAGCAATGGCAGATGCAATGGTAAGCAATGATGATATTAGAGCAGAATCAAGGTTCTATAACTTAATTTCGGCACCAGGCTATCCAGAGCTTTTAGATGAAATGGTTGCACTTAACAATGATAGAAAGCAAACAGCATTTATTATTGTTGATACTCCGTTTAGATTGAATCCATCAGGCACAACAATTCAAAACTGGGCGACTAATGCCAACAATGCAGTTGAGAACGGCGAAGACGGCCTAATCACAGCATCAAATATGGCAGGTGCTTATTATCCATCAGGTTTTGCAACAAACTTAGATGGAAGTTCAGTGGTAGTTCCACCATCACATATTGCTTTAAGAACAATAGCATTTAATGATCAGGTGGCGTTTCCATGGTTTGCACCAGCAGGTTTAACAAGAGGTCTTGTAGACAACGCAACATCAGTAGGCTTTATTGATAGTAAAGAAGGTGAATTCCAACCAGTACAGCTAACTGAAGGTCAAAGAGATACATTATACGCAAACAAAATTAACCCTATTGCATTTATACCAAATAGAGGTTTAGTAGTGTTTGGTCAAAAAACATTGGCATCTGTAGCATCAGCTATGGACAGAGTAAATGTAGCTAGACTATTGGCGTTCTTAAGATACGAGTTAGACAATTTGGCTAAACCGTTCTTGTTTGAACCAAATGACATCATGACTAGAGGTCAGGTTGAAGATACATTCAACAGATTCTTAGAAGAGTTAATTACAAAAAGAGCTCTTTTTGACTTCTTAGTAGTTTGTGATGATACAAACAATACACCAGCTAGAATTGACAGAAATGAATTGTATATTGATATAGCAATTCAGCCTGTTAAAGCAATTGAGTTCATTTACATACCAGTAAGAATTAAAAATACTGGTGAGTCTTTGAGCAACTAGTAAAAATTAGGGTTTTTGAGCGAGATTTTCTCGCTCAATACCTTTAAAGAACCCTTTAATATTAAAGGTTTTTCAGATTTATAAGATATTACTATAAATATTATTATAGACTGAGAGTTTAGGAGAGTTAATATGGCAACACTATCAAAATTCGGAGTTCCGTTCGGTGATGGATCGGGTCGAGGTGGTATTCTACAACCGAAACTAAAATATAGATTTAGAGTTATATTCTTTAGTTTTGGTAGTAATGATTCAACTGTACAGTTAACTCAACAAGTGATGAACGTAACGAGACCAAAAGTTTCTTACGAAGAGATTCCAGTAGATGTTTACAACTCAAGAGCTTATATGCAAGGTAAACACACATGGGAACAAATTACAATTACGTTGAGGGATGACGCTAATAACAATATTACTAAATTAGTAGGTCAGCAAGTACAAGCACAGTTAAACCACTTTAACCAAACTTCACCTGGTGCAGGATCCAACTTCAAGTTTACAACACAGATTGATATTCTTGATGGTGGTACAGCAGGTGACACTGAGGTAGAGAAATGGGAATTGGAAGGTTGTTTCTTACAGAACGTAGATTACAGTGATTCAGATTATGCAGTTTCAGAACCAGTACAGGTTATTATGACTGTAAGATTTGATAACGCAATCAACTACGGACCTGGTAAAGTTAGAGAAACAGCTGGTTTCGGTGACCCAACTCTAGCAGGCGGTACAAACGTATCGTAATAATAAGGTTTTAGAGGATAGCCCATGGCTTTTGGCGACAGAATTCGTAACGACACAAACTTTTTTGTATTGCCACCGAATATCGCGTCAGATATCATGGGCTTTCGCTCTATTATCACGTCCGCACCCAAATCAAGATTTCAATATTTTGCAGTTTTTGTATTCAACAAAAACACAGAAGTTTCAAGTTTATTAAGTCAGTATACAAGTGACCTAGAAGAAATTGCGGCAAAAACGTCAGCACACACTTTTGACAAACTGACACAAGATTCAAAAAAATTAGGTTTCATATGTAAGCAAGTTGATTTACCTCGTTTTCAAATTCAATACGAGATGATGAATCAATACAATAGAAAAAAGCCAGTAATTAAAAAAATTGACTGGAATCCTATACAGATTTCAATGCATGATACAGCTGATAACCTTGCATGGCGTTTTTGGAATGCAATCTATCAATATCATTTTTTAGAAGCATCGTTAACAGAACCAGCTGGTTCATCAGCACAAGGTTCAGCATCAAAAATAAATTTTGCAAACAATATGTTAGCACAAGATGATTACTTTACGTCAACACAACATCACGGGCTAAGGCCTTTAAAGTCAGGAACCGGAAGCCTTGCTGATGGATATTCAGTAGGAACAAATCATAAAGCAATTAAAGAATTAAAATTATTTCAAGTATACAACGGAAAATATAACTTAATTAGATTTATTCATCCAATGTGTATAGCGGCAGAACATTCACCTGGTGATTATGCAAGTTCAGAACCATTTGAAATTAATATGCAGTTTGCATTTGAAAATGTGATATATGATCAAGTAGAAGAGTTAAGTGTAGGATTTGGTGAATCTTCAACACCTAAAGATCTTGTTAAATCAAAAGCAAGAGTTCCTTTGATGGATGATATGTTTAATCAAACAGTTGGTAGATTTGGTGAGCCTTATTCAGAACAAAAAACATTAAGAACACAACCAGCTCAAAATGATTCAAACAATTATGAAGAATTATTAAAGAGTAGATTAGATCCTTTTAACAACGACAAAGCAAAAGCAGAATTGGCCGCTAATCAAGAAAAATACAATCAAGATTTAGAAGCAAGAGTACAAAATGGTGGAACAGATCCTAACAATCCAGCCTTCAAGGCAGGAGAAAATTCAGCAACAGCAGATGACATTGCTTCAGCAACAGGTTCAGTACCAGGTTCAACATCAGCAGTAACAGGTACCAATCCTGCATTTTCTGACGATGCCGCATCATCGATACCATCCGCTGGAAAATTTTCAACAAACTCTGTAGCAGTTGATTTGCCTAATAGTGCCGATGCAAGTTCGGCTCTGTCTAAAGTAGCAGACGCCGGCGGTGCATTAGACAACAAAGCAGGCTTCTTAGACAAAGTTAATAGTGAAGTTTCAAAAGTAACTTCAGCAGTAACAGATGGTGTCAGTTCAGTAAAAGCCGGTGTTGGCGATGCAGTCAACAAAGTTTTTTCAGGTGCTGGTATAACAAATCAAACCACAAGCCCAGTTGGTGATGTACTAGGTAATATAGGTGGTAGTATAAACAATCAATTATCAAATGTATCAAATATTAATTTTAGTAATATAAAAAGTCAAATGGGATCGGACTTTGCAAACTTACAATCAAATTTAGCTTCAGGAAATTTTGCATCAGGATCAACAACCGCAGTATCAAACAATCCAGTTAAAGCAGTACCACCTGGGTACAAACCATTTAAAGGTACATTAAAGTCTGGACAAAAAATGAGAAACATAAATGGTAAAACATATATTGTTCCTAATCCAGATCCAAAGACAAGTAGAAACAGACCTAAATCATCAGGAACTTGGGTATAATGGATAACGAGAACATAAAATCAAGATCAACAGAATTAGTTGAAAACTTAGGTGCTCATGCTGAATTTGATGGCAATCAATCTGTAACAAAAAACAAACAGCCAGGAACACCTGACAAAGATCTAATTTCTGTACTGTTAAGAAAAATAAGTGATCTAACAGGCACGTACTCACCAGCAATACATCCACAAAAATATGATTTTGTTTTTGGACAGTTGGTAAAGAATGGAGCGTCTGAATCATTGGCATCAACAATAGCACTGATGATTTTAGAAGCAGGTAAGTCTACAAAATTAGCAGAAGAAAAATTATTTAAAATGATAGACGGCAAGATTGAATTAACATCTGCTGGTACATACTATCTTAACAAATTTAGACCACAATCAAGCAAATACGTCAGTATCAAAAAAGGCAACACAGCAAAGCCTCAAGTATCTAGAGAAATTAGTTATTAAATATAACTATGAAACAATTTGCAAAAGGCGTATACGATCTAAAGAACCCACAAAAGTATGCTGGTAAGAAAGCACCTTTTTATAGATCCAGCTGGGAACTAACATTTATGAGAATGTGTGATACTCACCCAAATGTATTAACATGGGATAGTGAACCTGTGAGAATTCCATACAAGCATCCATTTACAGGCAAGGTAACTGTTTACGTACCAGATTTTCTAGTAGTATATGTTGACAAACAAGCTC